TATCTTGAGCGTGTTGTTTATATTTTAAACAAGCGTAAAGATATAGATTTACCCCTGTTGGACGATAAGGTTGTTAGCATTGTTCCACAAAGTCCATTAGCTCGCGCTTCACGCAATGAAGACATAAGCCAACTTGTAAATTTTTCTCAGGTTGTTGGCAGTACCTTTGGACCTCAAATAGCAGCGCTGTATATGAAGGATGACAAGATTATTGAATATCTTGCCGACCTTTACAGCATCCCTGCTAATTTGATAAGAAACAGTGCGGAACGTGAACAGACAGCGCAACAGCTAGGGCAAGCTGCTACTGATTTACAATCCGCTGGTGTTGATCCAACTGCTGCCCTGCAACAGGTAATGCCTTGAAGTTAGACGGTCAAAACTTTCCTATTGATTTCGAAAAGAAATTAGACAGCGCATTTAAAACGACCTTCAACGACAAACCCGCCGAAATGGTTATTGCTTATCTGCGTAAGCTAACGCTGGACACTGCATGTGTGCCGGGAGCAAATCCTAATGAAGTGTTGATGCGCGAAGGCGCTCGTTGGATCGTTGGAATAATTTTAGAGCGTATTCACAGAGGACGTAATCCTAATGTCGGAAACCTTGGCGAAGCCGGAAGAGACGCAAACCCCCACAACTACCGACTCGACAGTTACTTCGGAAACGCCGGAGACAAACGAAAGTCGGCCTGAATGGCTACCTGAAAAGTTTAAATCGCCGGAAGAGCTTGCAAAGGCATACGGCGAGCTTGAGACGTGGCGAATGAAAACGAAAGACGAAGCGATTGCTTTGTTTAAGGAAGAAGTCGCGCAAGAGCAGTCTACCGTTGCAAATGTTCCAGATGACGCGTCCAAATACGAGTTTAAATATGATACGTCTATTCTGCCAGAAGGCATAAACTTTGATGCGGAAGCACCAGACCCAATGCTTGATTGGTGGCGGGATCACTGCTTTCAAAACAAACTTCCGCAAGAAACTTTTGAAACAGGGATAAACGCATTTCTTAAGGCAGAGGCTGAAAGCCTCACGAATCCCGACACTGAGATCGCGAAGCTCGGAGAAAGTGGTGAGCAAAGGTTTCAGTCCGTTATTAAATGGTTGAATGGCACCCTAAGTGTAAAGGCAATGGAAACCATTAATAAACAACCAATGAATGCGGAATACATAGAAGCGCTTGAAGAGATCATCGAAAAAACAAACGGGCGTGTTCCAGAAAATACTTCTGTTGTTTCTGCACAGCCATCTTTGACGATAGATGACTTGAAGCAAATGCAAAGTCAGCCGGGTTATTATCAAGGTACAGACAAGGCATTAATCAAAAAAGTGCAAGAGGGTTACGCCAAACTTCTTTGACAAGTGCGTTGCAGATGTATCTGGGTTTACATCAATAATGCAACGTCGGCCCCTCTATCGTTGTGTGGCCCTGTAAAGGATTAACCACCTCCAACGTTTTTAGGGATCAACCGCTTTAGTTGGTCACTCAATCTTTGGAGATAATCCTATGGCATTAGCCAATGATATTGATGACGCTTTTGTAAAGCAGTTCGAAAGCGACGTTCATCTAGCCTATCAACGTATGGGCGCGAAACTTGTTCCGACTGTCCGGACAAAGACAGACATCACTGGTTCCAGCACCACTTTTCAAAAAGCAGGTGTTGGCGCTGCGGCAACTAAATCACGCAATGGCGATATTCCGATTGTGAACCGGGATCATACGCCTGTGGAAGTCACGCTTACCGACTTCTACGCTGGTGAGTACATTGACCGTCTTGATGAGCTTAAAATTAATCATGACGAGCGCATGGTTGCAGCACAGTCAATTGCTGCTGCAATGGGGCGTAAATCGGATGAGCTTATCATTGATGAGATTGACACCAATGCAAGCAATGCAACTTCCTCTTCGGGAGCCATTACGCTTGCAAAGGTTGAGCAAATCTATGAGTCATTCGGTAACAATGATGTTCCCGATGACGGTCAACGATTCCTTGTCGTATCGCCCCAAGGCTGGACTGACCTTCTTGGAATTGATCAGTTTGCTAACGCAGACTATGTTTCTCCTGAGAATGTCACATGGCCAGGATCACAGAACACAATTAAATACTGGTTGTCGTTCTATGTGATGCAGCACTCTGGATTGAACAAATCAAGTACCACACGTACTTCAATTGCCTATCACAAAAGCGCGATTGCTTTTGCGTCTGGCTCTGAAATCCAAATGTCTGTTGATTTTGTCCCGACAAAGCACGCCACTCTTGTTTCGGCGGCTATGTCTCAAGCGGCAAAGATCATTGACGACAATGGTGTTTTCCAGCTTCAACATACTGAAAGTTAAGGAGATACATCATGGCTTTCGTTGATTCAAATCTTACGCAACTGTCTACGGGTAATGGCTTTACCCTATGGCACTACAGCACCACGGATACAATTGCGACCGTGAATAGTGCTGGCTATTTTAATACAGCAGTTAAGCTGTTGGGTGTTCGCGATCTGATCATTGTGTCAGATACAAATACGCCAACAATGAACTTCTGTATTGTGTTGTCGAATGATGGTTCAGCAGTTGATATTAGTGATGGCACTGCTATCGCTGAAACAGACGGCGACTAATGAAACCGGGGGGAGTCAATCTCCCCCCACTTTCATAGGTGACTGAATGCCTTTGACTGACGTAACCGTTGCGTCGCGAGCGGCAGTACTAGCAGGATTGAATCCAATCTCTGCTTTTAATAACTCTACTGACGAAGAAAAAGCAGCGGAAGAATTATACCCAAGCGTAAGAGATGAATGTCTCACTTCCTACGCTTGGCGTTTTGCGTCTAAGCAATCCCAGTTGGACAGGCTAGCGGATACACCTGTTGGTCGATGGGAAGCTGTGTATGATTTGCCAGCAGACCTTTTGGTTTTGCGAGCAGTTACTGTCGATGGAAGCCGTATTCCATATGACAGATACGCAGAAAAAAACATCTATACGAATACGTCAGCCGATGATGTTGTCGTTGCGGATTATCTTTTTGCTGTAAACGAACAGTTTTGGCCACCGTACTTTACAAAACTTGTAGAGTTAAAAATGGCTAGCGCACTGTCGGCATCTTTGACATTGCAAGCTGACCTAGCAAACTTGTTGGAAAACCAAGCTCTGCGACAAGCAATGACCGCAAAACATATGGACGCGCAGTCTCAGACAATCGGATACGAAAGGACTCGCGCACCTACTAGCCGATTCCTTGAGGTCCGACGGTGACGCAAAAACTAGAGTTAGTTAACACCAACTTTTCTGCGGGTCAGTTTTCTTCTCAGATGTTAACGCGAGAAGATGTTGCCTCTTATAACTCTGGCGCAGAAACTTTAACAAACTGTATACCCCACTTGCAGGGTGGCGTGTCCCGTCGACCGGGTACTAAGTTTTTGGCTGATCTTGGCCAAGAAACGCGCGTGATTGGATTCTATTTTGTTGACGATCAAGAATACTTATTTTGTTTGCAAAACACTCAGATACAAGTTCGCAGTCCAACTGATGGTTCTCTAATTACGACTATTACGGGATGCCCGTGGACAACTGCACAGCTATTCGATATTCGCTACGCACAAGCAGGTGATACGACAATCTTTGTGCATCCTGATTTCAAGATGCAAAACATTAAGCGTACAGGTGCCACAACATTTACGCGTGCTGATTTTGCATTTGAAGAGGATTCGGCTACGACAGATAAATTGTTCCAGCCGTATTTTAAGTTTGCTGATGACTCGATTACGCTAACGCCAAGCGGCACAAGTGGCACGATAACTTTAACATTGAGTGCTGGATATTGGGCAGATGCTCATGTTGGCGTAAATGTTCGTTACAAAGGCAAGCAAATAAAAATCACTGCTAAGACAAGTGATACAGTCGTTGATGCGACCGTGATTGAATCGCTGCCTTCAACATCTGCTGATGTTGAATGGGATGAAGCGGTCTTTTCTGATGTAAATGGATACGCTCGTTCTGTCACGTTTCATTCTGCTCGTATGTGTTTTGGTGGCACGAAGTCATTGCCGCAGCACATAATGATGAGCAAAACAAATGCACCATTTAATTTTGATGACGGCACAGCCGAAGCGGATGAAGCTATCTTTGGGCAGCTTGGTACTGACAAGGTTAGTGAAATACGTCATTTAGTTTCGACCACACACCTTTTGATTAACACGAACAACTCTGAGTTTTTTCAACCTGAG